CAGTTCAAGCAGCAAAAAATGTTGCTAATTTAAAAGACCAGATTGATGACACCAAAGGTCTTGTTGACACATTCAGTCCAGAAGCAAAGTTCAGAGCATTTGGTGGAGCAGTTCAAGGTGTGCTTGGTGGATTCACTGCTCTTCAAGGTGGACTTGCTCTTGCTGGTGTTGAATCAGAATCAACAGAGAAAGCACTTCTTAAAGTTCAATCTGCTCTTGCATTGTCACAAGGAATTGATTCTGTCTTTGAATCTGTAGATGCATTTAAGAGACTTGGCACACAATTAAAGCAGTTTACAATTATTCAAAAACTTGTGACTGCTGCTCAAAAACTTTGGAATCTTGCAGTTTCAGCAAATCCAATTGGAGCATTGGTTCTTGCCATTACTGCATTGATTGCTGGTGGTGCTGCATTGATTAAGTTCTTCCAGAATTCATCTAAAGAAGCAAAGGCAAATGAACAAGCAATCAAGAACAATTCAAAAGCATTAAAGGAACAATCTGCAACTTATGAGAAGAATTCAAAAGAACTTGACAGAAATCAGAAGTTGAAACTTGATTTGGCAAAAGCAAATGGAGAATCAACCAAAGCAATCAGAGAATTGGAGTTGAAGTTGATTGATGAAAAGATTGCATTTGCACAAGCATCCAGAGAGACTGCAAGAAACACACTGGAGAAGAATAAGAATGCTCTTGCAACATTGAAAGCAAATGGAGCATCTGATGAACTTATAAAAAAACAGAAAGAGGTAACAGATAGTTCACTTGCAGAATTGAACAAACAGACAGACAATCTGAACAATGCCACAAGTGAGAAGAAGGATATCATCAACAAGCAATCTGTTGAAGTAGTTGCAGAACAAAAGAAAGCAAATGATGATGCAGCAAAGAAGAGAGAAGAAGACAACAAGGACAGAGCAGACAAAGCAAAAGAAGCAAGGGAGAAAGCAAAGCAAGATGAACAAGCACTTGCAAAAGAATTGAAAACATTGCAAGATGAATTGTTCTTGCTTACAATAAAGGATGATACAGAAAGAGCAAAGAAGAGAATTGACCTTGATTTGAAAGCAAGGATTGAAGCAATCAATGCAACAAAAGCATCAGAGGAGACCAAGAGAAAACTGATTGCAGAAGAAGAGAAGAAAGCAGATGGACAGAAGAAGACTTTGGATGAAGAAAAGCAGAAGAAGATTCTTGACCAAGAAGAAAAGTTCCAGACTGAACTTTCAAATGCAGTTGCTCAAAATAGAATCAATGGTGAGAAAGATGTCAGAGTCAAAGAAAGACTTGCACTGGAAGAGACTGCATTCCAAAAGAGACAAACCATTCTGAACAATGAGACAACCACATCAGACCAAAAGAAGTTACTTCTTGCACAAGCATTGATTGAAGAGCAAAGACAGAAAAATGAACTGGAAGAAAAGTTTGCAAAAGAGGATGCAACAAAGAAGATTGCCAAACTTGAAGAAACTGCAAAGGATGTCACACTTGCAAAAGAAGTAAGACTTCAAGCCATTACAGATGAAGAGAATCTTCTCAAGCAACAACTTGAAAAAAATATACTAACTGAAGAAGAATACAACAAGAAACTCAAACAATTATCACAAGACAGAATCAACATTGACATTGCAGAAGCAGAAACAAGAGCAAAAATTGCTGGACAGATTGGAGACATTGCAGTTGGTCTTGTTAACTTGATTAAGTCAACAAATGAAAAATCAAAAGGACTTGCCATTGCATCATTGATTGTTGAACAAGCATCTGCAATTGCAAAGATTATCACCAACACACAAGTTGCAAATGTAAAAGCAACTGCATTGCTAGGACCAGCAGCAGCACCAGAGATTATCAGAAATAATATCATGGCTGGAATTTCAGTTGCAACTTCAATTGCATCAGTCATAAAAGGAATTCAACAAATCAAATCTGCATCACCATCAAGTGGTGGTTCTGGAGGTGGAGCAGCACCAAGTATGAGTGGAGGAGGAGGAGCAGTTGTTCCACCATTGCCACCACAACAAGAACAAACTTTGTTGAATCAAGGACAAGTCAATGAGATTGGTTCAGCAACATCTCGTGCTTATGTGGTTGAATCAGATGTAAGTGGAAACCAAGAAAGAATCCAAAGAATAAACAGAGCAGCAAGAATCAGTTAAAAAATAAAATTATGAAATTACCAATCTATGAGTTGAAAATCTCTGAAGAGATGAATGAAGAATCAGAAGTCCAAGCCATTGCCATTGTTGACTTCCCAGCAATCAAGAAAGATTTCCTTGTCTTCAATGAACAATTTGTTCAACCAAGTCAGAATGAATCAGAATCAGACTTCATGTCCAGATGTATTTCCTACAATGTTGGAGAAGGGAAAGACCAAGACCAAGCAGTTGCAATCTGTTCTTCAAAGTGGCAAAATAAATTTAATGCTGAGTTAAGTATTTACGAATACACACCAAAACACTTTGATATGTGTCCTGGTGCAATTGCTACTTTTACGCATCTTGTTTCTATGAATGTTGGAATAGATGAACAAGGAATGGTAAGGTCTGCAGCACAAATTGCTGATAGTATTTTTGGTATTGAAAAGGAGGTAATAGCCAAAAACTTTGCTACTACTCAGCAAGTTATTGAAGTTGAAATTTTAACAGATGATTTTGTTGATTTAATGAGAGAGATTGACAAATTAGTAGGAATGGTTCACAATGTAGATTATATGTATAACCATCTTGCAAAAGTCAAAAGTTATCAAACACAAACACAAAATTTTCAATCTTATACCGATTACCCAAAACAGGCGCAAGAGAACGCAAAGATTGCATTGAGATGGGCTGAAGAAAATGGATGGGGAGAATGTGGAACTCCAGTAGGAAAGGCAAGAGCAAATCAACTTGCCAATGGTGAACCAATCTCCAGAGACACAATTGCAAGAATGTCTGGATTTGAAAGACACAGACAGAATTCACAGAAAGAACTTGGTGATGGATGTGGAAGACTTATGTGGTTGGCATGGGGTGGTGATGCTGGTGTTGAATGGGCAACCAGAAAGTTGGAACAGATTGACAAGATGAGAAAGCAAGAAAGATTCTCCATTGTGAATGAAGACAAGAGAATCATCTCTGGAGCATTGATGATTGCAGAAGAATTGATATATCGCAACAATGAATCAATGGGTGAACATTATGTCAAATTTTCTGCTGATACTATCAAAGCAATAGCAATCAAGTTTGCAAAGAAGCAGTATAACCAGAATGTGAATCTGATGCATGACCCAAAACAAAAAGTTGAAGGAGTTACCATGTTTGAATCTTGGTTGACAGATTCAGAGAGGGGAATCTTGCCAATGAAAGGATTTGAAAATGTTCCAGATGGTTCATGGTTCGGTTCATTTTATGTGGAGAATGAAGAGGTCTGGAAGTCTGTCAAGTCTGGAGACTACAAAGGATTTTCAGTTGAAGGTATGTTTGAATATGACAAGCCAATGAGCATGGAAGAAAACACTTTGAAGAAGATTGAAAAATTGTTAAATGAAATAATCACAGATTAAAACCACTACACAATATGAAGGCAACAGAAATAATCAAAAACTTGAAGTTAGCATTTGATGAAATGTTAAATCAAACACAACAGAAATTCATTGATGCCATGTTGAAAGACGGCACAATGGTATCTGTCACAGAACTTGCAATCGGTGGAATTGTCACCATTGATGGAATACCAGCACCAACTGGAGAGCATATTCTTGAGGATGGAACAACAATTGTTCTTGGAGACAATGGAGCAATCACAGAAATCAAACCAGCAGAACCAACTGCTCAAGTTGAAATTGAAGTTGAAGGAAAGAAAGAAGAAGACATGACTGCAAAGTTTTCTGCATTTGAAACATCAACTCTTGAGAAGTTTTCTTCTTATGAGGAGAAGTTCAAACAATATGAGCAAAGATTTGCAGACTATGAAACCAAGTTGAACAATGCACACAAAGTGATTGGTCTTCTTAAAGATTTGACACAACAACTTGCAGATTCACCAACTGGAGAAGTTGATGAAGCAGTAAAGTCAAGCAACACTTTTGCAACCAAAGAAAAGAAAGAAAATAGTTACGATATCCTATTCAGTAAAAAATAATTAAACCAAAGACAAATGTCATTATCATTAGGCACATTAAGTGCATACACAAAACAACTGGTTCAACCACTTTTGACTTCAGCAGTAATTGAAGCAAAGACACAACAACTTATCATGGATGGTGGAATTGTGATTCCAAATGCAAAGTCTGTTGTTGCAGTTCCTATCATGGACACTGATGCAGTATTCCAAAGTGATTCATGTTCTTGGAATCCAAGTGGAACGACGAGTTTCACACAGAGAACAATCACTGTTGGAAAGATTAAAGTTGAAGAGAGCATCTGTCCTAAAGATTTGGAAGCATACTTCACACAAGAAGCATTGAGACAAGGTAGCACATATGAGGACTTTGGAAATGCAGACTTCCAAGCAGCATTTCTTGCTAAAAAGAATTTAAGAATTGCAGCACAAATTGAGACTGCACTTTGGCAAGGTGACATCACTGGTTCTGGTGGAGCAAACTTGAACAAGTTTGATGGTCTTATGAAGTTGATTGATGCTGGTTCACCAGTAGATGCGAATGTATCTGGATACACTGGAGTTGCTACAATAAGCACAATCACTGCATCAAATGTAGTTGCTGCAACAGAAGGAATCTACAAAGCAATTCCAGCAGCAGTAATGGCAAAAGGAGATGTAAAAATCTTTGTTGGAAATGATTGGTACAGATTACTTATCATGGCTTACAGAGCATTGAATTTATTCTCTTACAATCCACAAGATGCAAATGCAAGTTCTTTCATCTTACCAGCAACAAACATTGAAATCATTTCAACAAATGGTTTGAACGGAACTGGAGATGCTTATGCAATATCTTTGAGCAACATGGCAATGGCAGTTGACCTTGAAGCAGAAGAAGAAAACTACACCATGTGGTATAGCAAAGACAATGGGGACGTAAGATTCAGAGTTGCTTTTAAAATCGGAGTGAATGTCGGAATCACTTCAGAAGCAGTGAAATTCAAAGCAGCAATCTAATTTCAAAAACATGAGAGAGACTTCGGTCTCTCTCTCTTAAATATAATAACATGAGTTGTGCAATTACATCTGGTTATTCAATTACTTGCCGCGAATCGGTAGGTGGAATTGAAACCATCTATCTTATTGAGAATTCATACTTGTATGATGCAAGTGGAAATTCTTTGGTAACATCTGCAAGTGGTGTGGTGACTGCATTGAATAAGACTTCTGGAAAGAAGTTCTGGAAGTTTGAAGTACCAAGAGCAACTTCAACTGCAAACAATGGTATCACTTCATCAATTGAGAATGGAACATTCTTCTTTACACATCAAGTCATCTTCCCAATCAATAGTCGTTCAGCAGATGTGAGAAACATCGTGACTACTTTGGCAAAGAACAGATTGACCTTTGTGACAAAAGAAGGAGATGGAAGTTTCAGAATGTATGGTAAAGAATTCGGTCTTCAGTTGGAGACAACAGAAGCGGGAAGTGGAACGAGTCTCCAAGACAGAAACGGATACCTTCTCACCTTCTCAAGTCAAGAGAGAGAAGACTTCTTGATTGTACCAAGCAACATTGCAAGTACACTTGAGAATCTTGGTACTGCATAAGATACAAAATTGAAAAACTAAATTGAGACCCACCAAGACCAAGTGTATTGGTGGGTTTTTTAAGTTTATGATAACACTGACCAAAGGAGAAACACAGACAATCTTTTTCACTGCAACGGAAAAATGTTCCCTTGCAAATCCTTATTTTTACTTTGTTTTTCAGAACAGAATCACACAAGAGATTGTTCAATTTGGAGTGACCAATACAAGTAGTGATGCAAGATATGACAAGTTTTCTCTGGTAGTGAATTCAAAGTTCTTGAATAGTGAGACTGGATTCTGGACATATTCAATCTATGAGACAATAACATTGACTCAAAACTTTGACTATGAGAATTCTGCTCCAGTTGAAATCGGTTTCATGTACTTAAACCCAGCGACAGAATATGCTCCAACATCATACAATCAACAATCAAACACATTTGTGACTTACAATGGATAACACATATCAACATATCACACTGCAATTTGACCAAGCCAAACAACCCAAGTTTGAGGAGAAGAAAGGGAAGAACTATATTGAATTTGGCAAGGAGAACAACTATCCAAACTACCTTCTTGATTTGTTCAATGAGTCACCAAAACATTCAGCCATTGTCAAATCAAAAAGCAATTATGTTTTCGGTTCGGGATTTGAAGACAAAGGAGTTGCAAATACACTTGGAGAGAATTGGAATGATGTCTTGAGAAGATGCATACTTGATGATGAACTTTACAGAGGATATTATCTTCAAGTTATCTGGAACAGACTTGGAAAGATTAGTGATGTATTTCACATTGAATTCCACAAGGTAAGAGTGAGCAAAGACTTGCAGACATTCTATGTCAAGAATGACTGGATGGACATGAGAGAGAAGGCAAGAGAATATCCAGCATTTAATCAATTGAATCCAACTGGTTCACAAATTTTTTATTACAAAGAATACAATCCTTCTTCTGAATACTATCCACTTCCATCATACTTTGCTTGTCTGAATTATCTGGAAGCAGACATTCAAATTTCAAGACACATTCTTGGGAATGCCAATCGCCAGTGGGTATCTTCAAAACTTGTGAATCTTAATAATGGAGACCCATTGAATGAAGAGAAGAGAGGAGAAGTTGAGAAGGGACTCTTGAAGAAGTTTACTGGAAGTGAAGGTCAGAGAGTGGTCATCATGTTCAACAAGAGCAAAGAAAATTCAGCAGAAATAGTTGACTTAGGAACAACACAATTGACAAAGGAAGACTTCACCAATGTAAACAATCTTGTGCAACAAGAAATTTATGCTGGTCACCAGATTGTGTCTCCATCACTTATGGGTGTGAAGACAGAAGGACAACTCGGTGGACGGACAGAGATAAGAGATGCTTATGAGATTTTCAATAACACATACATCAAGAACAGACAGATAAACTTCAACAACATATTCACCAACTTGAGAAATCTCAAAGGAGAGCAAGGAGAGTTTGTGATTCAACCAGTTGAACCATTGAAGTTTGAATTCACAGAAGCAATCATGAGTCAGAATCTGACAAAGGATGAAATCAGACAATTGATGGGAAGAGAAGAAATGGATTCACAAGTCAAGACACAAGCACAAATAATAAACGACAATATAAATTCTTTGTCACCATTGGTTGCAAGTAAGGTCTTGGAATCAATGTCTCCAGATGAAATCAGAAGTCTGGCTGGTCTTGTTCCAAAAGATGTTGCAGTTGCTGGACAACTTCCTTCTGGTGAAGTACCAGTTCAACAACAAGCCAATGACTCAATCAAGAACTTGACTGGAAGACAATACCAGAATGTCATGAGGATTGTGAGACAATTTGGAAATGGCAAACTAACCAAAGAACAAGCATCACTCATGTTGAAGAATGGATTTGGATTCACAGATTCTGATGTCAACACATTTCTTGGGATAGATGCAGACCCATTGACAGAAGATGAAGTTCAGAAATTCAGCATGAATCCAGAAGACAGAATCATCTTTGAATTCTCACAATGTGGAGATGACAGAAGTCTCTACCAGATTGAGAAGTCAGAATCATTCATGGGGTTTGCTTATGAGTTGACAACTGATGAAGCAAATGTACTTGGAGAGATTACAAAGGACAAGAACATCACACCAGACATTCTTGCCAATGTGTTAAAGATTGACAAGCCAGTTGTTGAAGATATCATCAAGAGATTGACAGAGAATAAAATCATCAAAGTTGTTCCATCAAAAGTGAACATCAGTCCATCATATGATGTGTTGAAACCAATCTCTGAATTGGATGGTAAGAATTCAAAGAGGACAGAGTTGTTGATTCGCTATTCATATGAGTGGAGAAGCATTGTTCCTTATGGTGAGAGAGACACAAATGCACATCCATCAAGAGCATTCTGTCAGAAGATGATGGACTTGAGCAAGACAAGGATGTGGAGCAGAAGTGACATTGAGCAGATATCTGCAAGACTTGGTTATTCAGTATTTGACAGAGTTGGTGGTTGGTGGAATTCACCAATCAATCCAAACAAAGAACAATGCCGTCATGAATGGCAATCTCACATCGTTAAAAAGATATCATGAGCAAGAACATATTATTCTTAACAGAGCAGACATTCAAGGAAAGAACTGGAGCATCTAATTCAATTGATGGAAAGCAGATTTTCCCAATGATAAAAGTTGCTGGTGATATGTATATTCAACCAGCACTTGGTTCAAGATTATACAGAAGACTTCAAGATGGTGTTGAAGTTGGGAACTTAACAGCCAATGAAATCACTTTAATCAATGAATACATCACAGACACATTGATTTGGTACACCATGTCAATGCTTCCAATGACAATGGGTTTTCAATTGTTCAGTAAAGGATTCCTTCAGAAGACATCAGAAGAATCTTCTGCTCCATCAAGAGGGAACTTGGAGTTGATTGAAGAGAGATACAAGTCACTTGCTGAATTCTACAAGACCAGAATGATAAAATACTTGCAAGAGAATTATGTTCTTTTCTTTGAGTATTACAACACTGGTACTGGATGGGATGTGATTGAACCAGAAGACAAAGCATACACTTGCCCTATCTACTTGGGAGACACAACACAACCAGAAAATCCAAAGTATTATTCATCAACAAGTGGAGCATCATATCCACAGATTGCATATTATACTGCAACTGGAGGAGAGTCCACATTTAATGTTGCAGTTCTTGTCGGAAGGACTCCATTAGTTGCAACAAGAGGAGGTCTCACAAAGACCATCACAACTTCTCCAACTGCTGACACTGGATATCTTCAGATTGTCAATGGTGTGATAACACTTCCAACTGGAGACATTGCAATGGCTGGTGAGTTGTTTACATTCTTATACAATTAAACATATGAGTAAAGGATACAAGCAAGAGTACATCCAAAAAGTTAAAGCAAAATTCAATGACGTACAATCAAATAGTGGACAAAATACAAACACTTCTGGAAAGTCATCCAATGATAAAAGAAGTGAGATTCAGCAGTCCAGCAGAGTGGTTGTTCAGAGATAATCAACCAGTCTTTCCATCTGCAAACTTTGTCATCAATTCTGGTGGTTTGAATGTAGGAAGGGAGATGACATTTTCAACAAGATTCTGGTTCTTGGACAAGAGTGGAGTTGAAGGAGAATTTGAGACTGATGTGATAAGTGACCAGCATCAGATTGCCAATGACATCATTGCACAATTGAGAAAGGACTTCACCATCAGCATTGACACCAACATCACATGGAATGCAATTTCAGAAAAGTTTGAAGACTATCTTTCTGGAGTTGAATTCACAATCACAATATCAACAACAGACCAATATCAACTATGCGAGTTACCAAGTTAATTGTCACAATCTGTCTTGTCTTCATTGCACAAGTCACCATTGGACAAGTTTATCAATTGATGCCACAATATGGATATCAAGCACCAAGAATGGCGTTTGATTCCACAATACAGATTCCAACTTTCTGTGGTGTACCAACATTAAAGTCAGTTCAGTTTGTTACCAAGAAAGGAGCAATTGCTTTTGATTCTTGCAACAATAGATTCTACACATACAATCCAAAGACATTGTCATGGTCACAAGTGAGTGGTGGTTCAACAGACACAACTTCATTGTCTTCCAGAATCAATCTGAAACTTGATTCATTAAAGAGAAGAGCAGATTCTGTCTTTGGTTATAGAAATGGAAATGAAGTTTTTCAGTTTAAAGATTCTGTTGGTTCTGGTGGTTCTGCAAGTGACACAACCAAAGTCCCTTATACTGGAGCAAACAAAAGTGTGAATCTTGGAGCATACAATTTGATTGTTGATTCATTAACCATTGGAAGAGGCAACAATCATTCATTGAGCAACAATACTGCTCTTGGATTTGATGTCTTAAAACATACAACAACTGGAAACTACAATACCGGTGTTGGTCATCAATCTTTACACAATACATCAACTGGTCAATACAATACTGCAATTGGTCAATCATCTTTATTCACAAATACAAATGGTAGTCAGAATACTGCAATTGGGTTAAATTCATTGTTATACAATACAAGTGGAAGCAACAATGTTGTTGTTGGATTGGATGCAATGCAACATAACACAAGTGGTGGAAGCAATACTGCAATTGGTTACAATGCTGGAAGTCATTTGACAAATGGTTCAACACCAAACACAACTGCAAGCAATTCTGTTTACATTGGAAGAGATTCAAAAGCAAAATTAGACAATCAAACAAATGAAATTGTCATTGGATACAATGCAATTGGTAATGGTTCAAACACAACCACAATTGGCAATACATCAACAACTGCAAATTATTTTACTGGTTCAGTAAATGCAACAACATTTGTGAAAAGTGGTGGAACATCATCACAATTTCTAAAAGCAGATGGGAGTGTTGATGCAACTGATACTTCTGTCTTTTCAAGAAAATCTGTTCCAGCATATTCAATCAATGCCAACAATACAAATGCAGTTGCAAATGAATCTGCATTGACATTCAAACAATTTGGAAATCAAACATACACAGATTCAATAACAATCACTGGAGCATCAAATCCAAGTGGAGCAATCAATCACACATTCAGATGGTCACAGATTGGAAACTTGGTCACACTTCACATCACATTGACTTATGCAACCAATGGTTCATTGTCACAAGTTGCAATGGAGTTGCCAGATGGATTGCCTATTCCAATTCTTCCAACTGGTTTGACTGCAAACAATGACATCATCTGCTATGGAACTGGATACATGGTATCAACAACAACTGGTGTTGCTTCAGTTTTCTCAAAGGTATTCTTGAGACAGAATACTGGATTGACAAATGACTATGAAATTGTAATTAACCAAGCAACAAATTCATCTTACAGAATAATGAATGCAACCATTCAATACTTTGCACAATGATACACATAAGACAGAAACTTGACTTGACAAATAAAGTTGGAGAATTGATTGCATATTCAGTTGTCCATACAAAAGACTGGACTCTTCCATTAGAAGAACATCCATCCATTGTAGAGAATCCAGATATCTTTGAGATAGTGGATGAAGAGATTCCAAGCCATGCACAAACTTTAATATATCAATCCTAAACACATGAAATCAGTTGAACTTACAAATCTTCTCATTGGCATTGTTATTGCATTAATTACTTATGTAAGCAAGAGAATGATTGACAAGATGGATGCATTTGAACAGAAGTTGTCTGACATCTTGATGTCTGATGTTGCAAACAAGAAAGACATTGAAGCAATCAAATCAAATATCAATGACCATGAAACCAGACTTCAAAAACTTGAATCATAAGTGGTTCTGCATTCTCTATGTGATTATTCTTGGAGCAGTGATTTTCTTGAATTTGAGAATGGCAATTGCCATGCTATATCTAACAATCATTTTTTTATTATTATACATTCACAAAAACACAGACACATGAATTCAACATTTTTATCATTGAATCTCCTTGATTTTGCAAAGGGACTTTTCATTGCAGTTCTGACATCAATCATTACATTGCTTTACACCAGTATTGAATCTGGAGCATTGACTTTTGATTGGAAATTAATCGGAACAACTGCATTGACTTCTGCTCTTGCTTACATCATGAAGAATCTCTTGACAAATTCTCAAGGCAAGATATTGTCTAAAGAGAAAGTTGGTTAGTAAAAAAAGAAAGGG